TGAAGATGTATTAATGGCTTTGGTGTATTATGGTATCCATGGGTTAATAGAGAATCAGAAGCCAGGTATATTAAGATACTTTGAGGCAAGAGATTATAAAAACTTTGCATATACTATCCCTGGCAAATCAGAACCAGGTATAGCTGCAACAACAATGAACAATAACTACATAGCTGAAATTACCGACCAATTCATTCAAGATAATATTGATACGGTTGAGTATGAGCAGCTTATAGAAGATTGGCTTCAGTTTGACCCAGGCAATACAACCAAATTTGACGCCGCTATGGCTTTTGGCTATGCTTTAATCATGATGGTTAATATTCAGTATGCTGTAGGAGAAAGAAAACAAGAGGCTAAAATAGAAGATTATTTGCCTTTTATGAGGGGAAAACAAAACAAAACATTTAAATTTGGGAAGCTCAGGTTTTAGTAATGAGCGTATTATAAAGATAATTTAAAAGCCGAGAGGGCAGTAAATATGGATTCACCGCAAGTAATGTCATCATTGGGAGTAGCTTTCCCTGACGAAAATGTAGACCCAAAAAAGAAAAGAGAAAAGCCTTGGCTTTTACAATATGCACGAGCAGCTTTTTCTGCTTATGGAGATACGCCATTTGGCAGTATCGGTTGGCGTTCAAGAGACAAGTACGAGTGGGTTAAGACCTATGCTCAAGGCCGTCAAGCTACTGATAGATATAAAAAGATATTAACTCCTGACCAAGACCCTACAAATAATACGTTAGTTGTAGACTGGTCTGTTTTGCCTATTATACCAAAGTTCAGAAGAATAGCTTTGAGTTTATTGGAGAAACAAAACTACGATATACAAATAGATCCTATTGACGCTTTTGCTGCATCTGAAATAGATGATAAGCTTAAGAAGATTAAGGTTAAGATTGCAATGAGAGAAGCTATGCAATCAATGGGTATGGCAGATTTAACTGAGTCTCCTGTTGTAGCACAAGAAGCTGGTGAGCCTGATGATTTAGATGGCATGCAAGTATTAGAGTTAGGCATTCGTCATAACGCTGCCATGGAAGCAGAACAAGTAGTAGAATTAACTTTCTCTCAAAATGATTATCCTGCTTTAAGAAGACAAGTATTACAAGATTTATTTGACTACGGATTTGCTTCATATAAAGACTATAGAGATGGCGACCTTGTTGGCGTTAGAAGAGTTGACCCAAGAAGGATGTTATTAAACTATTGCACTTACCCAGACTTTAGGGATTTAAGATATGTTGGTGAGATTGTAGAAACACCTGTTGCTCAATTAATACCAATGAGTAATGGAGAGTTATCTGAAGAGGACATTAAGTTCTTATATATGTATGCTAACTCAAATCAATGGAGACAAGCAACTCCACTTGGTAATGCTTACTATGGTAGCTATTCTGACTTTTGGAATAAAGGAAAGGTTCAAGTATTAGACTTAGAAATCTATTCTACTGACGAGTTAGTTAGAGAAGAAAGAGTAGATAAAAGAGGTAATGTAATATTTGGTAAAGCTTCATTTGAAGATTACAACAACAAAAAAGAAAAATATAAAAGAAAGCAAATTCAAGGTGGCTATAGAATAAAATGGGTTGTAGGTACTGACTTATGTTTTGATTATGGTCGTTTGTATGACATGAAAAGAGACCCATTAAATATAGCTCGTATTAAATCAAGCTATCATTTATGTGCATCTGACTTTTATGATATGAAAACATTCAGTCGTATGGAAGCTATTATTCCTTACGCTGACTCTATACAATTAGCATACGCAAGATTACAACACGAACTAAATACAGCTGTTCCTCATGGTTTCATGATTGACTTGTCTGCATTAGAGGAGATTAGTCTTACGGGTGGTGGAGAGAAAATGACTCCATATGATATCCTTGATTTATACTTCCAAAGAGGGGTATTGGTAACCCGTTCTGTCAATATGAACAATCAGCAAATCAGAATGAAAGCTGTAGAAGAATTGGCGGGTGGAGTAGGTAATTCAATACAAGAGTATTGGACTTTAATCAATCAAAACATTGACTTAATTAGACAAACATTAGGGTTAAATGAATTGACTGATGGTTCTACTCCTAACCCTAAATTCTTGACTACTATTGCTAATTTAGCTGCTACTGGTACTAATAATGCAATGGGTGATATCTTTGCAGCTGACCGTCAATTAGCGGAAAGCCTTGCTGAGTCTATTATTATCCGTGTTCAAGATATTATTAAAGCTGGTCAAGGACAAGACTTTGAAAAAGCTTTAGGTTCTGGAACTGTAGAGTTCTTAAAAGTTTCTCCTGAAATTTCTAAATATACATTTGGTATTACTATTGTTGATAAACCAACAGCAGAAGAAAAAGCCAAGTTAGATGAGTTAATGAAAGTTGCATTACAATCAGGTCAAGTTAATATTGACGATGTTATTCGTTTGCAAAATATTCAAAACATCAAACAAGCTGAATTGTTCTTAGCTTATAAGGTTAAGAAAAATTTAGAGAAGAAACAAAAAGAAGCACTTCAAGCTCAGCAAATGAATGGTCAGATTCAACAACAATCTGCTATGGTTTCTGAACAAGCTAAACAACAAACTGCCCAATTACAAACAGAATTGGATATTAAGTTGATTCAAGCTAAAGCTGAGATGGAAGCTAAGTTAATTCAATTAAGAGGTGACTTTGATTTAGAAAGAGAAAGAATTGCTGCTTCTGGTAGAGTTGAGTCTTCATTTGTTCAAGCTAAAGAAAGAGATGTAGCTAACTTAAGAGATAATAAAACTAAACTATTAAAAGAAGATTTAGATGCTAAGATTAATGTAATTGATGCAGAAGCTGAATTAAAATCAACAGTTGAGCCAATTACTCAACAAGGTAGAGAATTACCAATAGATTTAGATACCTTTACATTTGTAGGCAACCCTGAGGAGTCTGTTAATCAAGAGCAACCTCAAGAAGAAGAAGAAATACCTTCAGGGTTAGATACACTTGAAGCGGCAGCTGAATAATATTTATAACACACAAACAAACATAAAATGGAAAATCAAGTACAAGACACCGCACAAACAACTGAGCAAATAGTTGAACAAACTGCTGCTCAACCAGTAGCTCAAACTACAGAACAACCTGCAGAACAACCAATTGAAACGGCTCAAGTAGAGACTTCTCAAGAAAATAAATTTGTTTTAAAAGGCGTTACTAAAGGGTTTGAATCTACACAACAAGAAGTAAGACAAGAGCAAAAGCAAGAAGAAATTCAAGCACAACCTGCTCAAGAACAACAACCTGTATCTGCTCAAGAAAATGAGAGCGTAATATATAGGGATGAATCAAGTGAGCCTCAACAAGTTGCAACGCAAGAAGTTGACCCATTTGATTTATTAGGAGTAAGAGAAGATGATTATTTTAAGAAATTAGTAGAGGCTTATAAGAATGATTCATTAGATGAATTCTTAATTAAGACAAACATTGACTACGATGCAATCTCAGATGCTGAGATAATTAAAATGCAAATTGAAAGTCAATACCCTACTTTGGCTGAAGAAGAAAGAAATCTTTTACTTCAAAGAAAACTGAATAAAGAATACAATATAGGTTCGGAAGACGAATCAGAAGACAGGGTTGGAAAACTGTTATTGAAGGTAGAAGCCGACAAAATCCGAGAGGGATTAAAAAAGGAACAAGCTGAATTTACACCATCTAAAAACCCTAATAGTGTAGAGGCAAGAATGCAAGCTCAACAAGAAGCTCAGTTGAAACAACTACAAGAGTTTCAAGGTTATGTCAAAGAACATCCTGCTACTAAACAACTTGAGACAAGTCGTTTGCTGCAATACGGAGTTGGAGACACAAAATTAAACTACGAAGTTAATCAGAGTGTAAATCTTTCTGAATTAGCAGTAGACAGCAACAAATTCTTCCAAATGTTTTTAGGCCAAGACGGCAAAGTGGACATTAACAAATTTTATAAAGTAGCTAACTATGCTGCAAGTATGGAAGGAGTTGAAAAAGCACTTATAGC